ATTTATTACTGGTCAGCGAATACAATGGCAGTATTTGTAGCGGAAACAACTGTTCCGTTTAAATACCATTTTGTACCATCGCAAACGAATTTAACTATAGTACCACTCTCAGGTGTTAAAACACTAACTTTTGAGTTACTGTTTCCATCTGAGTATACTACTGCAGTTAATTCACCGTCAACATCACTGTGTGCTAAGCCACCTACAAAGTAGTTTGCATTTGCACCAGTGTCAAATTGCCAGTCTTGAGCGTCTGCTGCTGCACCGCCATACCAGAACTCGTAACTTAATCCAAGTTCTTCTGCTGGTAGTGTAACTACAATATCGGCAGTAAGGTTAGGACAAACGTGAATTATGCCTGAGTCTTCTGCTAAGATTGTATAAGTCGCTGCATCTGGAATAAGCACAACATCTCTGTTAGCTGAACCGTATGCACCACTATTTTCATTGATTCTGTCTGTTTTCATCTTACAAACCCTCCACATTATATAGAGCGTGAGATTCTGGTAATGTGATTTCAAGACCTGCTTCTGTAAGAATCATATCTTTTCTCAAATCTTCATCTGCACTTTGTACATTTGTCATAATTTGAGTATCGCGGTTAATACCATTACCTACTAGTGGTCTGTATGCTAACTGACTCATATCAGCCATCACCATCATTCCACTTGCAATACCTCTAAAGAGAGGTTGTTTAACTAAGAACATACTTCCGTGCACAGTGTTAATTTCCATTAACTTGTGTCCGAATGAACCTTCTACGTTATCCATATTCACTCTATAAGGAGCATTTGAATATCCGGCAGATGCATCAATAAACGCACCGTCGCCCATTTTGTTAAAGAATGAGATTACAGGTAAAGAAGCCATAACAAGTTTTTCACTTGCTCCGCCTCTTGCTGGGTCAAATATTACTTCCATATCTGATAGTAATCTATCGTATGTTAACTCAGATGTAGTACAACTTCTGTAGTAGCCTTTTCCTGAAGAATAAGCTAATGCAGAGTCGTCTACTACTGGAGATACATTTTTAAGGATATTTCCTACTAGACCTTCTGTATATTGAACACCTTGAACGCGAGCTTTTTGACCAAAGAGCATAGCTCTTTCAATGTCAATTTTATGTTCACGTAACTTTTGAGCCCATATTCTATCGAACTCGTTAGCATATCCACGGTGACGTGTTGCTATTGCTGTGTTTGTTAATTCACAGGCTGTTTTAAAGATTTGAGTATAACCAAATCCGTCATCTAATGTATCTGAAAATGTGTCTGGTGACGCAGTTCCTTCTTCAAACGATGTCCCAATAATTTGGGCTGAATCGTTGTCTGAAAGAATGTTGTAACCAGTCGCTGTATTTCCTGATAAATCGATTACTCTACCTTGAAAGGTAGTTGAAGCTGAGCCATTTGCTGGTCCAGATTCTACTCTAACTAATACTTGAGTGTATCCTGCTGCTGAATCTAATGAAGAAACTGCAAAAACCATTCCTTTTGTAAGGAAGGAAATTGCTGCTCCTGCACCGTCATCAACGGTGAATGCATATGAAGTATCAGCTACTACTGCTGAGCCGCCATTTACTGCTGCTGCTAAATTAAAACTTCTATCGGTGTGATTGATTTGAGTTCTGTTTTCAAGAAATCTGAAAACATTATCATCAGTCGCAACTTTAGAAACGTTAGCCAAGTAGGTGAAAAAAGGTGATTCTTCTGGTGAAAGTTCTGCAACTCTATCAGAGAAATCATACAGTTTTCTTTGGTCAGGGGCTGTCCCGTAACCAGCACTTGTTGATGCAGCTGTAATGTTGGAAGCTTTTAATATTCCGCTATTGTAAGCCATATTTAGTCTCCTAAACTATTATTTAGCTAACCTACCGCCTCTTGTGCTATTCATAATTCTTTCCCACACCTGGTCTCCTTCGGCTTTTTGGGGTTGTTCCCCGCCCTGAAGTACTCCAGCTGATTTAGGTATAGATTTAGCTTTTTGAACAGCAGTTAGATTTTCATTTTTTGTTTCTACTCTAGAGATTCCTTCTTTTTCTTTCCACACTTTAATAAGTGTTTCAATTGGGAGGTTTCCTTTCGGTGTAGTTGCAAACTGTAAAAATCTTTCTGCATCTTCTTTTCCAAGATTATGTTCTGAAACTAATTCTGATTTTAAATTATTCATTGCCATTTGACTTTGTAGTTTAGCTAGTTCGTTATCTACTGTTTCATGTACAAGCTTCTTTTCCTGTCCTACTCTAAATTGGTAGGATTCAGATTCAGGCTTGTAGTAGGCGTCCCAAGGGTCAAAGCTTTCGGGAGTTGTACTCGTCTCCGTTTCTTTGCTTTTATCAGATTCTCCAGAAAGATTTTTTTCAATTGCTTCAACTAGCTCCGGTCTAGAATTTAACGTATCTCTTAATTGAATTAAGTCATCTGACTCTCTTCTAAGATTCTCATGTTCTGCCGTTTTTTTGTCGTACATTGATTGAAACTTTTTAGCTTCTGTTTCCCAATTCACTTCTTCTGATGCTTCCACACCTTCTTCAACGGTATCCTCTTGAAATGAAAGATTTTCTTCCACCGTAGATTCTACTATTGGGTCTTTCTTTGAAACCTGTTGTTCTTCTTGTTCTATTGCCATTTTTTTCTCCTCTCCTGATTTAGCTTAATTGCTCGGAACCAGGTTTGTTTTTCTTATCTTGTTCTAAAGATTGGTCCATTTGGTTTACCAAATTTCCTAATTGCATTACCTTTTCTTTTTCCTTAACTTTACTGGCAGAAGAAATCTCATTTAAGTCAGATTTAAACTTCTCAACTTCCGTACGTTTTCTAGCAGATACCTGCTCACGCTCAGATGTTTGTAAATCGCCATTTAGTTTCTTTACTTGATTTTCAAGTTGTGTAATATACTGTTGCATTTGTCCCATTGCACCCTTTCTTTTAAGAACACCTTCTTTGTCAAAGATTTCGCTTTTCTTCAAAACCTCAACGTCATCTACCAGACCTAACTTGTAAGCTTCAAGGTACATATTATATTCTGCCACCTTGTTACTTGGTAAAGTTGAACCCGATATTATTCGAATGTCATGTTGACCTAACTGAATATCATTCTGTATAGTCGCTATTTCGTTCTGTTTATCATCATACAATCTCATATTTACTGCAAATTCAGTAATATCATTATT